TAGAGAGACTGTTGGTCGCGGAACAGGCGTTTTAGCAGGGCTAGGTGCTGGTGCTGTTGCCTATCAAAATCGCGACAAGATAAGCAAGTATGCCCAGGGTGCCAAGAATAGGTACAATGCGACAAGAAGGGTAGGCGGAGGAGTAGCCTCAGGCGCAGCGAATGCCGTAGTTCCTGGAAGTGCTCAAAAAATTAAAAAGAAAGCTTCTGAAATTAAGGGTAAAGTAAATCCTTATGTAAAAGGTCAAGCACGTCGGACCGGTAGAATGCTAAAAAACCTTCGTAAGAAAATCTTCAAATATGAAGAGCCTAGTGTAGAGGACTTGATGGAATTTATGTATGCTTCTGACGGAAAAGGCTATGGAGACATAGCTAGGAAACAGCAGAAAGACGCGAAAAACACAACTTCCGCTAGAACTAAAAGAAAAGCCAAAGCGAATATGCAGTTGGCTAAGAAGAAAATATTAGCCATTCTCGCACGCAGGAAGGGTTGACTTTATTAATGATTTTACTAATTTCTATCTATGAATGGAATAAATCTAGACGGAAATAAAGTAATATTTGATCTCACTATAATAAACGAGGAGATAGAAAAGTTTAACGAAGAAACTGGTCACTCCTTGAATACATTTGATCCAGCTAAAGACTCTTTCGCGGGATTTATAGAAATGATCCAACACTATAGGCAAACCGTTTGTGAGTCAAAAAAGGCTTTCAAGTCTGCTATTAAGTGAATTTAGTTGAGCGGGTAGCTCAAGAATCTTGGAAGCCTGCCGATAATAGACCACCATGGCAGTGGGCTGAAGATAATTTTATTGTTTCAGTCTCGCCATTTCCTGGTAAATGGAAGTCGGCAAACTCTCCATGGGTTCGCGAGTTCATGGAAGTTTTTGCCGATAATAGAGTAAGAACTCTATCCATCATGTGCTCTGCGCAGAGTGCTAAGACAGAGACGATGATGGCTTGTCTATGTTGGCTAATAGCAGAAGACCCAGGACCATGTATGTGGGTGACATCAAACGAAGAGGAGGCACTAAAATTCGCTAAAGAGCGTATGATGCCTTCCCTCAAGTCTTGTCCATTGGTCCGAAGCTTACTCCCGAGTAGTCGTGAATTACTGAAGAGTAAGGAAGTGTTTTTTCCTCACATGACGCTAGAGATCGTTGGGTCTAATGCACCTTCAAAATTACAATCAAAACCTAGGCGGTGGTTATTATTGGATGAGGTTAGAAACTGGCCCCCAGGCGCTTTGCCTACAGTTTTAAAAAGAACACGAACATTTTGGAATGCTAGGCAGGTTATTATTTCAACCCCAGATTTAGAGCATGACACTGTCCATCAAGAGTTCCTGCGTGGAGATCAGAGATCATGGCATATTAATTGCCCTAAATGCAATGAATATCATGAACTGATATGGGACTACATGAAGTGGGATACAAATGAGATTACTAAGCCTGACTTGTACAATTTTGATGCCCTAGCAGACACAATAAGAGTTGAATGTCCGCACTGCGGATATGAAACAAGAGACACTCCCGCGGAAAGAAGAAGACTTACGAATACGGGCAAATGGATCGCGAAGAACCCAAGTGCCCCCACATCAAGACGAAGTTTTACCTGGAATGCATTACTCCCACAATGGGTGCGATGGAGGGAGTTGGTTGAGGAATTTATAAATGCTAAAAAAGCTCTTTCTTGGGGCGATCCTATGCCATTAAAAACATTTATAACGGAAAGCTTAGGGCAACCATGGGAAGATAGGTTAAAGTATGGTGATGTTTCTTCATGGTCTGAGGATCGCAAGGGGAGTTATAAGCTTCTAGATAGTTGGCCCGAGGGGGAGCGAAAATTCTTAGCTGCAGATGTGCAGAAAGATTGCTTGTATTATGTTTGTAGGCAATTTGGTAAAGCAGGAGCCTCTAGGTTGTATGATTATGGCAAAGTGTCTGATTTTTCTTCCCTACGAGAGAAGATACACGAACTTGGCGTAGATTCTGATGATGTTGTTATAGATAGTGGTTATTTAGCCACAACGGTCTATAATGAGGTTACTAAATCTGGTTATGCATGGAAGCCAATGAAGGGTGATGATTTCCAATACTTCATGGTTGATGGAATACGGCAACCATGGAAAGATACATTAGTAGACCCAGCAATGGGAACTGTAAGTCAAGGTCAAGTTAGACCCGTAAGACTTTTCGTGTATTCCAACCCAGCGATAAAAGACCTTTTGGCTGAGTATAAAAAAGGTATAGGCCCTAGTTGGCAGTTGCCAGAAAACATAACAAGAGATTATATCAATCAAATGTCAGCGGAGCATAGGGAGGAAATTATAGATAATTACGGAAAGATTACATATAAGTGGGTAAATAAACCTCGCAAAGATAATCACTTTTGGGATTGTGAATGCATGATATTAGTGGCAGCTCTAGTAACTGAAATGATTGGTGTACGATGAAGCTCAACTACATTTACTGCGATACAAATCCTGATCAAAAATTAATTGCCCAGAATGTATTGGATTATAATTTCATAAAACCCATTAGCATTTATGATACAACTGATCCTGAAACTATTGATTGGACAAGAAAGACAATTAAGGGACTTAAGGGTGATATTATAGTTCAGTGGTCACCCGCGATAAAAGGTGTAGAGGAATTTGCTACAAAAGATTGGTTCCTGTGGTGCGATAATAGTATTTCTGGAATTGAGGATTTACCAGACTGCAACTATATCGCTGCAGATAGTTTTACTAAAAATTTACTACTAGGAAGGGGGAAGAAACCAATAACCATTCGTAGAGTTGGACCTCCATATAGTAAAAATAGGGTACTTGGGGAAGTTGAGGATAACCATAATTTAAAAGTGCCTAATTGGGTGTTATATAAAAATAGTTGCAGGGTCGGGATACCTTGGGGCACTTTTTTTAAAATAAGATATGAAATAATAATAAAATCACTAGTTAAGCATTTACCTAAGTTTGAGTTATTTATAAATGCCACGAACTATAGGCAGCACGTCAATACATTAACTGTGTCTGATATCTTAGAAAAAATAGATGAGGAATACCATAAGTATATAACATTTACGCCATTTGAGGTTAGTGAGCTAGATTTAGTTATAGCTCCCATGTTTAGGAGCGAAAGCACAATAGTGCAGGCAATACGAGCTGGCATTCCTTGCATTGCTCACCCTACACCTTTTGCTCAAGATATAAGAGAGAATTTTGGTGCTATAATTACTGCCAATCAAAATAGCCAAGCTAGAATGGATTTAGGCATGGCGAATATTTGCTCTAGTCATGTGCAGAGTAAAATCGTAGCGGGCTTAGAGGAGATAAGGGAAATATCAACCGCAGATAGGATGAGGAACTTATTAAAATCTATCGGTGTTTCTGGTTTATCCGTTCACTCGAAAGTTACGAGCGGTTCTAGGGTGAATGTATTTGGCTGTTTCCGAAACAACGAGGAGTCTATTGGTCAAACATTGGGTGGATTAAAGGTGATGGAGCATAAGTATAAAGGTCCAGTTAATTACTATTTTTTCGAGAATGATAGTAGCGATACCACTCCTAATTTGTTAGAAGATTTTTTTAAGCACTCTAATGGTAAATTCTCTTGCGAAAAGCTAGGGAATACACACTGGCCATCCACTAATGACCCAAGGAGAATAAAAGACTTATCTATGTATAGGAATAAAATGAAAAACCTATGCAAAGATTGGACTCAATCAGACTACTCTTTCATTATTGATAGTGAGGTAATTTTTGATCTAGAAATTATGAGTAATATGATTTCTGTCCTTGAGGATAACGAGGACATTGCGATGGTAACACCTTTCGGAACTCCTGTTTGGACTAATGGGTACTATGACACATTTGCATTTAGACCGCTAGAGGGTGATGAAATTAGACCACCAGGTCATCATACCGAACCTTTTGAAGTCCGTAGCGCTTTTGCAGGATTTGTTTGTATAAGGACAAAAGTTCTTGAGGTGTGCCATTGGGAAAGTGACCTAGATGGATCAGGGAATTTCTCAGTAAGTGAGCACATTCATTTTTGCGACATGGTGCGCGCCCATGGGAAAGTTGTAATTGATCCGCGCATAAGGGTATATTGGAAGAAATGATAGGCAAGGATTTCATATTTATAGAGACCCCAAAGTGCGCAACAACTTCATTTCGTGAATGGGCTTTTGAGAAAAATTTAGCCAATCGTAAGTTAAATAACTTCTTAAGGAGACATATTAGGGGAGAAGCATATAGAAATATAGTCACGGAAAGTAGCCATCCATTCAAAAATTGGTTAGCTTTTGTTAGAAATCCATATTCAAGACTTGTTTCGCAGTATGAGTATTTAAAAAAAATAGGAATTAACCCTAGTGAAGATGTAAAAAATGATAACCACACAAAGTTTGGTAAAAGGGTTGTTGATGATTATCCAACATTTGAAACTTTTGTGCAAGCAATCAGAAAAGATTATCAAGTTAATTTACATCTAAAAGAAACCACCCAGTATTCATTTCTGCATATTAACTGTAATTCAGTGCTCTCTAGTACAGAAAAAGTGATACCTAATTTAGTTAAAGTAGAAAGTTTACACTTAGAGTTTGAATTACTATGCCGCAAAAGGAGTTGGGACTATAGCCCACTCCCTCATCACAACATGAGCACTAAAATAAGTTGGCAAGACTACTATAGTAGAGACATGAGAAACTTAGTTTATAATTATTACAGAAAAGATTTCGATATAGGGGGATACCTTCAATGAAAATACAAATTATACCCATAAAACCTTTCGTTCAAATAGAGAGAATATTAATAAGGAATCTTTCAAGTGTTGAGAGAAATTGGAATAATGGAGATTTTGCAATACTAGCAAATCCTTACGACTTAGTAAAAGCTTGCGACCATGAAATAGAAAAAACATGCGATCAATGGAATCGCCTCGCTTCTCATGAATTTTGTTATAAATTGGAGGATTTATATTTGATGGAAGGTCAAAGAGATTTAATTTTTCATTTAGCTAGTAAGTACTCCATCAAGATAAGGGAGTATAATAAAAAAATACTTTGGGTTGGAGGCGAGATTGATATAATTGAGTTTAATGAAAATCGAGATGATATAAACTTAGTTAATAAATTTATAAACAAAAAGTACATGAATCGCTTAAACTACCCACTGCGATGATAATTAATCAAATATGGATTAGTGACACACCTACACCACCATTAGTTTTAAATCGAGCTAGGAGAAATGAAAGTAAAGCATTTGCCGCTGGGTTTAAGTATAAATTTTGGGAAAAAAGCAGCATTTATAGAATCCTAGAAAAAGATGATAGGGTGAGATTTGATGCAATAAAAAATAATATAGCAAGGTGCGATTTTACTAGATATCATGTATTGAAGAGAAATAATGGAATATACATTGATATGGACGACTGGATGCATTTCAATAGTTCGCATAAAAATGAGTATTTCATATCAAGACTACGAAAAGGTAAGGGTTTTATTGTAAATGCAATATTACGCATACCAGAAGAAGTATCGGATTGTGTTATTAAGCAGGCTAGGGATTTTATAGATCAAAGAGGGGTCGGGGACGCTCGCGCGATAGGTATAATTCCCTTACGTAGATGCATAAATGCTATAGAGTTTAAACATCGCTATATAGCTATGCCAGGAAAAGAGCTTTGCTCACCAGGTAAAAACTGGCAAACTTCTAGCGAAACTTCATGGAAAGGGCAGATTGATTTATGGGATGAACCAAAGACGATGAAAGAGGAGTTAAATGAATACAGAAGATAGAATAAAGTATTACTTGGGTAATATAAATAGCCTTGAATGGCCCAGTTCTAGCGATCAAGTGAACGATTTTGAGTTTAGTATGACTGTCAAAGATTTATTTGACTGGGAACCAAATACTAAAAGGGCAACCCGTGACTTAATACCGCCCAATGGGTACACCCCAGCTCAGGGAAGGCTAATGCATAGAGTAAGAGAAATTTGCTCTAGCGTTGGAATTAAAGAGGGTAGATTTTTTGCTGTATCTGGAGATCAGCACACAAGGAGTAATTACCCATGTTTCTCGCCATATTCATCTGCAACTAAAAGATGGAGACCAAGGAAGATAAATAATGATGCAGGTATTTGCTTAAAGTTTCATCGCGAGAGATGGTGGAAGTCATTTTATGCAAAGACACAATACAAGCCATTCAAGGATAAAACTAACCGCAGTGCAGTTTGGCGGGGGGCAACATCAGGGTTTCATGTAGGTGCAGGTAACCGATTTAAGTTAGCTACCGATTGGCACAACAAAAGACCAGACATTGATGTAGGTTTTTCAAAGGCAACGAATTGTGCCAGAGGGGCGCCCTTTAATCAATCACCATATTTAAGTGATGAAGAATTTAGTAATTTTAAATATATTATATCTTCACCAGGCAACATAAACGAAAGCGGTCTTCATTGGAAACTAATGTCAAACAGTGTCGTGATAATGGCGAAACCTGAGGCCTGCACTTGGTTAATGGAGGATAAATTAGAAGATCGAGTTCACTACATACAAGTCAAAGACGATTGGTCGGATTTAGGTGAAATAATAGATTGGTGTAAAGATAATAATGAGAAATGTGAAGAGATCACTCAAAACGCTAAATCTTACATGAATCAGTTCTCCAATGAAGAGGAGGAACAATATATAGAAGGCGAAGTAGTTAGGGAATACTTTGAGAGGTCTAACGCTTTTTATTCTAGTAGAATATTCACCTAACCCAAAACCCTTATAATAGTAGTGGGCTAAAGCACACACTACTAATATGGAAGGGTGTGGGGGTTAGTCGTTTAACTCATTGTAGATATCAAGAATTGGCAGCAAGCTAGTAGCTAGTGCCCTTTTCTCATCAGCACTCCAATTATGCAAAGGCTTTGCCCTAACAGCACCTTTATATGTGTGTTGAATTTTTGATGAAAGACCAGGGATGCTCTCAAATCGTTTATCAGCAGTTTCTCTGTAAGTTGACTTTTCTCCATCATGGTCAATTCCTAAGCATTGCCTAATAGATGTGTACTTGCCACTCTCTAGGTCAAGACCAGCCTCAACTTTTTCATTTAGCTTAATATATTGATATGCGGTTTTTTTGCTAAATACTAAATTCTCACTAATCCATTTACCAAAGTCATCAACCTGCGAACGTATTCTTTTCAAATGCAACCCCGCTTCGGCGAAATGCACTAGCGATCCAACCATTTGGTTTAATCCTTGCTTATGGCATTCTAAAATTCGTTCTGCTGTTTGATCAGGTGCTAATGTTACTTCTAATTCCATTTTATTTTTTATTACGTTTTATCTGTATTTCTCTATATTTTTCGCAAGCCTTTAATGATTTTTGACCCCTCACGGGAGGTAGGTTAAAGTTTTTTTGAAATAGTTTTACTGATTTAGAAAGAGCTTGTCTTGTAACCCCATGTATTGCGGCTATATCTTTCATGGACTTACCTAAAAACAAAGGCAACCCAAAAGCGCAAACTATGGTCGCTAGTTTTAGTCTGTAGTTGTTGGAGTCATAAATAAGGGCAATTACACGGGTGAGTGCATCTTGGACTTCTGCTCTAACCCTTTCATCAACATATTGCCGAAGTAATTCAGGCATATCATCAATGATTTCATCACTAGGTGGCTTGTCTCCAAAGTCTATGGAGTCATAATCAAAGTCTACGAATGCTTCTCTTATTGTTGACATGGTTTCTTTGCTATATGAGCGTAGCTAATTGGAAAATTATTTATCGCGACTACAACAGTCAAGAACTTAAAATGGAGAGTGATAGCCTAAAAAAAGAGGCGAGCAATCTATATTTAGCGCAATCTGTTGGGGGCAAAAGTTATCAGCGAAGCATTACTTCAGTTGAAGAGAGGCTTAGAGCTATAGCAGAGATAAAAAGAGAGAAGTCTGGTAAATCTTACAATGAGGACACTTACGCAGATTTTGGTGGCTATGGTCTTGACGGAGAAACCTTCAATCGCAATATGGAAGGATGAAAAAAGATACACCAGGAATCCTAGATAAAGTAATAAGTTTCGTTAGCCCTGAGTGGGGCCTACAAAGAAGGTATTACAAGGAGAGGCTTGAATTTTCTTACGATGCAGCGCGAGATATACCTGCCCATAAAACTATAGCAACATCACACGCAACAGCGGCATCTGAGTCTTTCCAGAACCAAAGGGATAGAATCAAGATGATGTGGGAAGCTCGCAACTTGGTTCAGAACTATTCTTTCTTTAAATCCATACTATTGAAAGAGGCCATGTACGTGTGCGGCTCAATGCGATACCAAGCACAAACAGGCGACCCAGCAATTAACCAGGCATATGAAGAGTACTGGAGGGACTGGGAAAAGCGGTGTGATATAACTCGTCGCTATCCATTTAGGCATCTAGTTCAATTAGCCCACATGGGTATGAGAAGAGACGGGGACGCTGCGTTTGTGTTAGTCACACAAGGGGCAGATGTTAGATTACAAGCCATAGAGGCAGATAGGATTGGCAACCCTAGTGAGTTTAATCGTCCAGTAAAAGAAGAAAACTACATAGGGGGAATTACTATAAATGACTATGGGCAACCATTATCATACAAAGTATTTAAAAGAACTTTACATGGTCAATATAAAGACCCTCGCGATATTCCAGCTTCAAATTTCATACACTACATAGACCCAATGAGGGTTGATCAGTATCGCGGCATAACAGCTTTCGAGACTGCAATTCCTCATGCAAAAGATGTTTATGAGTTGTATAAGATGGAAAAGATGGCCGTAAAATGGGGGTCGTCACACGCGGGCGTAATTACCAAAAACGATCATGGGCCTGATAAATGGTCGTCCAAAATCCCTGGCGTTATGGATGACAGGAAAATGGAAAAGATTGACCCAGGGAAGATTGTTCGCTTGCAACCAGGGGATGACATTAGAATGTTCCAAACTCAATCAAGACCAAGCCCAACATTCAATGGGTTTGTGACCACTTTGATTCGCGAAATGGCAAATGGGCTTAATCTGCCTTTCGCATTCGTTTGGGATATGTCAGCTTTTGGAGGGGCGACCGCTAGGCTTGAGGTACAGCAAGCACAGAGAGCATTTAAGCGGCATCAAGATTTATTATCAGAGCAGGTTCTTGACCCAATAAAAAATATAGTAATATCAAGAGCGATAGCATTAGGTAATTTACCCGCGAGCCCGAACTACAAAAAGGGCAAGTGGCAATTCAATTCGCAAATCACAGCAGATTTAGGTCATGAAGTGCAGGCTACTATTGGTATGCTTGACGCGGGCCTCAAGACCCATGATGCGGCATATGGCGAAATGGGCTTAGATTTTGAAGAAGAGTCTGAAAAAATAGCTAGAGAGTTACAACATTTACAGGCATTAGCTGAAAAGTATGAGATACCTATGAGCTTAATAACAAAAAGGTTGCAGTCTGCGCATGAAATGATTGACGCATATAAGCATAGTCTCAAAAACCCCAATGCTGGTGCGCCTATAGAACCCAATTCAAATGCGGGCAATAAGTAGATTTTTAAAACGAGCCGCAGTTAAATATAGGCAGGCGGGTCGTAAGAAATTCCAAAAAGGTGGTTCAAAGAATCGCTTGGGTTCTTTTGATACTGATAAGTTTTATGGCAAGAAAACGAAAGTATCCATGACTAAAGCCGCGGGAGCTGGAGGTGCAGCAGGAGCAGCAGCAGGTGTGGGTTATGGTGACGCCAAGAAACCAACTCCAGAAACCAGAAGAAGAGTAAATTCTTTAGTGAGGAGTAATCAAGCACCCAGTAGGCTCAAGGATGACTTAAATCATCCAAGGGCTTCCAATAAAGGCATGAAGAAATTAGCCAATCGCTATGAATCTGAATCTAAGGATTTGGCTAAGCTAGGCAAAGAAAGAGATGCTGACTATGTAAATCAAGAGTTAAAGAAAGAAACCGAATTGCGTCAAAAGAGGATCAACAAGGAGCGTAAAAGAATAGCAAAGACAAACCCTGGGGTACAGAAGGAGCTAAAAGATTTCGTAGAAGGCAAGAAGTCAGCAGACTGGGAAAAAAAGAATTGGGGCGCCTTAACAGGGAGCGAGAAAAGGAAGATGAAAAGATTGGCTAAGCCTGGGGAGAGTCCCCAGCAGGCACATAAAAGAGCATCCACATCTGAGCGGCAAAGAAAGAAAACGCGATCCCGTAATGTAAAAGAAGCTGAGATAAATAAGAAAACAGAGAAAGTTTTATCCAAGAAAAAGAACCAGGGCATATCCAGGGCTAATGCTAGATCGCAAGCTGTGCGAAAAATAGACCAGAAAAAAGCCGCGGCCAACCAGGCTAACCAGGTCAAGGCTCCTGGGAAAACCAGACCTATTGGCGAAACAGGAGACACTCAGGTCTCTATTAATCGCAGAAACAAGATACCTGACCAGGGATCAGCCAGATTGAAGGCCGGGAAAAGGACCGGAGGCCATAAATTTGATCCTGGGGCCAAGAGGCGTAACACGAAAAAAGTGCTTGATAGCCAAGGTAAGGTTAAGAATGTACAAAGTAGGGCAAGAGGGACTGGTAAAGAAGAGGCAACAATAGCAGGTCAAGCAGCAAAGAGGGGTGCTATAAAGAGAGCAAAAAAACTTTTACCCAAAGATGATGAGTTGCCAGAAGGCCAGTACCCTGATTTGAAAGTATTTAAAGATATAATGAATAAGGTTAGAAAGCCTGATGATGGTTACCCTAGGATAAACTTAGAGGAGAAAAAGAAGGCTACAGTTATAGGAAGCGCAACGGGTGCAGCAGCTGGTGGGTTACTCGCGGGTAACTACCTGAGGGATGTTAAGTTAAGGCATAAGCAACTAAAAAGAGCTAAACTTAAGGGTACTAAAAAAGTATGGAGAAGTGGTAAAGCCCCATTGTATTCCGATAAGGCACCGAAAGGTTTTAGGAGACACGTAGGTAGTAGAGCATTAATGAAACTTTTGACACCACTAGCAATAGGTGGAGGTATAGGATATGGCATCGACAAAAAAAGAAGGAAAGATTGAGCACGCTATTAAGCATCCCGTTGATACGGTATTGACTAATAAGCCAGCTGAGCAGCATCGTAGAATTAACACTGCTTTAGCAGGTGTAGGTACTGCTGCGGGTTTGCTTACGGCAACAAGGATGCTTAGACAAAGACCCACTGAGCAAGTTGTTAAAGCAACTAAAGCCACGACACGTGCGGCAAATCAAGCCACAAAGACGGCGAGGGATGCCCAGGCGGCTATTAATGAATCCCCCCTAAATAGGTCTTCTCGTGCAAAAGCAGTTCGTAAAAATAAAGCAAAGCGAGTAAAAAGGGCTAAAGAGTATTTAAATAAAAAACGATCAAGTAAATGGTCTAAGTGGAGAAAAACTTTAAATAAATTGCCTGGTGGAAAGCGTTTCATATTTGAAAACTCTATTCAGCAAAGAATATTTGAAAAAAATAAAGCTAAAACAATAGCATTTGCTATATCTAGGCCCGAGCTTGACGACTCCAGTGCGGAAAAGCTAAGAGCTATGAGGCAGAGCCATAATAAGGTGAAGCGTCAAGTTCGCACAGCGAGAAAGGGAGTTGACGCAATTCGTGACATTCAGGATATGATAAAAGGAGAGAGGCGTAATAAAAGAAGGAAGCGCTTCTATGAAAAACAGGCATTTAAAGATAATGCAACTTCAGCAGCAATCGCTGGTGGTGGTTTAGGTATAGCAGCTTTAGCTAACTCCAAGAGAGGTCGCGCATTAATTAAAAGATTATTTTCAGAAGGGCACATTGAGGAAGATAAAATGATTGAACTCATGGAAGGGCCTCAAATTTTAACAGATGAAGCCAAGCGTAAAGGCTGGCGTATGTCTCGTCCTACTAGCCAATCCGTGCGAGTTCATCACAAAGGAGATAGAAGAAATCGCAGGAAAAAGCATTGGCATGAAAGAAAATCATCACGCGATAAATTCCTTGGGACTGCAATTATGGGAGCCGTTGGCACTGCTGGGTTATCTGCCCTTCTTGGCAGGAGATTAAAGCGAATAACTCAAAATAGAGATGCTTACAAAAAAGCTTACAATAGAATTAAGGGTAAGCCCAAGGGTATTCATGTCGTAAGGAAACCTGATGGCAGGACTAAACCACCAAGATATCAAAATAATTAATTATGAGTGAACAACAAAAACAACAACAAGCACAAGCACAACCACAAAGCCAGCAGCAAGCTAAAGAAGCTCAACAGCAGCAACCAAAGCAAGCCCAGCCTCAAATCATTAGAAGGCGCGGGCGCGGACGCGGTTAAATGGAAATAAGGCGATGGCCGCCAAGGAGGGAGCCGCCACCTGGTTGGGTTCTCAGTCCTGAGCTATCTGAGCTATATCAATCAAATGTAATAGTTCGCGCAAACTCTTTATCTAAAGTAAGGAGAGACATCCGTGCGGCTAAATCAGATGCTAGAGAATATAAAAGCTCAGGTAGTGTAACAGGTTCGCTTGGTCAAATCGTTTTAGGTGCATTGCTTTTTAGGTGGGGTCATAGGAGATTAAATGGCAGAAGATAAGGATAGATTATCAACCATAGCAGGAGGCGCAGGGGGTGCCGTATTAACTGCGGGATATTATAAGGCAGCTCGTGACAATGAGATCGCTAGGGACTACATGGCGGCTCGTAGAAGGAAGCGAACTAATTTACATAAGAAAATCCAGGGTGATCATATTGATCCAAATACTGGTGTTAAAATTACCGCAGCTTCTCGGAGGAAGCGCAAGATGGATAAATGGGAAACCAAGCAGGCTAAGAAGCATGGTGTTTTCCCAGGCAAGACTACCAAAGGAAAAGATTTACGCGCAGTTAGGGGTAAATTAAAAAAGGGTAACTTCAAACCAAGTGCGTTAAGCGCCATACTAACACGAGGTATTCCTGGTTTCAATAGGGCGAAACTCCCGAGGTCTATACTATATAAGCTCCCTAAGTTTAAGTAGGGTTGACAAGGGAAACTAATCAATGGAAGACCTAAGTTTATTTGAAGCCATAGATGGCAGGATTGATGAAGAGTCAGGTGTAATCCGAGGAGTATCACTTATCACTATGGGTGATGCTAGAGGTCATGGGTTGATCGTTGACCAAAAAACATTGGAGCAATTGAAAGAATCTTTAGATGGAACTCCTAATCCTGGTATTAAGGCTAAACTTAATCACCGCTCTGGTGTGGAAGCTGTTTTTGGTTATATTAATAACTTCTCCATACAAGGTAATAAGCTAAAGGGTGATTTAAATCTTCTTAAGCATCATAGGGACTACAATCAAACTATGGAGCAAATATCTACCATGCCTGGTCAAATTGGACTCTCTGTTGCATTCCAGGGAGACAAAGAAGCAGGTGAGGGTGGAAAAGTTTACGCGCGCTGTAAGCGCATAATTTCTGTTGATTTGGTCGCTGACCCAGCGGCTAATCCCGATGGAATGTTTGAAACAAAAGTTGACAACAACAATCATAATATGAACGATCCAGAAGTATCTGAAAACAAGGTGGAGGAGTTGCTCCAAAGTATCAATGAGCGTCTTGAAGGTCTTGAAGGCTTTCGGGGTGATCTTGAGGAAGCTATCGCTGATCAATTTTCTGACGATGATTATGAAGCCTCCGATGAAGCTGATTATGAAGATTCTGAAGAAGATTATGATTATGAAGATAGCTACGATGAAGAAGAAGCTGAAGTGGCTGAGCCAGTTGAGTATTCTTCCATTGATGACGCTCTCACCTACTTAGAAGCTAAAGCCGAGGGAGCTCTTAAAGCTGAGCAAGATTTGCAAGACGAAAAACTCGTCCGTGATCTTGAGATGAAGTTTGAAGAACTCACTAAAAGAAACGAGGAGCTCTTGCTTGAGAACGAGGAACTAAAAGAGCAAATCGAGCTTAGTGCAGTTGAGCCTCTTCCTTCCTCCGCTATTGAAAATCTTTTCTTTAACAACGAGGGCGAAGGCTCTTTTGAGTTTAGCGTACAACAAAGCTCAAATAATAATGAGAGCCCACTTGATGCTATTCGCGCAGCCGTATCCTCTAATCCACAAGGGCATCGCGATTGGCTTATTCGCCAGGGCGTTCTTGAAAACTAAGGAAGAATTATTATGAATCACAATGGAGTAATCGCCCTTCCCACTGATGGAGCATCTACGTATGTGGCTGGTCAAGCAATTGGTGTAAATTCATCTGGTCAAGCAGACACACCTGCAGCAAGTAATCAAATTGGAGTTGTACTCCATGATGTTGATGCCACAGAATCTGCACGCCCTGTTGATGTGCATCTTTTTAGTGGAGGAGGAATCATTTTAGCAACCGCTGGTGGAGCCATCACAATTGGAGCAGCCGTAGGGTATGGAGCCACCGCTACTAAAGTAACCGCTGGTGGAGCTTTATCAATTGGCTACGCCTTAGAAGAAGCTACAGCTGACGGAGATATTATTCGCGTAGTAGTCGCATAACCTTAATTTATCATGTACAAGAATTCACACGCAATTATTCGGCATGACTTAACTGCCTTTGTGGAAGAAGCAGCCAACGCTGACAAACTCCTCTTCGCAGATAAGTTAATGCCTGTTCTCCCCGTAGACTCCCGCGCTGGTATTTATCCAAGGATCAACATTGGCGACGGAGGTGAACTCCTTAAAAAGGACTCAACACTCCGTGGACCTACTGGTACTTACAATGAAACCACTCGTAAGTTTGTAACTGACACCTATGAGTGCTTGGATCGTGGTATGGAAGAACGCATCGACGATGTCGTTGTTCGTGACTACGCTAAATTCTTTGACGTAGAAGTACTTACCTCCAAGCTCATCATGCGCACAATGAAGCTTGATTATGAGTCACGTGTCTATGATACCCTTGTAGCTAGTGGTAACTTTCATGATCTAGACGCAAGTACAGCAGGAAATAAAACCAAATATGGCGTTACTGGTAATTATGGCGACGCAGCCGCTCTTGCTAATGCTGATTATGTTTTAGTAATCATGGATGCTATTAAAGAGCTCACCAAGCGTGGTGAAACTCCTAATACCATCGTATTTGGTCAAAACTGCTGGGATCACATCCGTCGCTCAACTAAGCTTAATACTTTCCTTTATGGCTCCTTGGGTCAAGGTGTAGGTTACAAGCTGGTTAATGAGCAAGATATTGCTAAACACTTCATGCTGAAGAATGTTTATATCGCAGCTGCACACATTGATTCTTCCAAAAGAAATGGAACTGCGGACCTTAATCCTCTTTGGGATAATGACCAAATTTGGATCGGGGATGTAACCGGCGGTGAAGTTTCTTCTGGTGGAGCTGGTCGCACTTTTGTTTGGTCTAAAGATGGCACAGGCCTTTATACGACCGAAACCTATCGCTCTGAACCACGCCGTGGAGACATGGTTCGTGTTCGTCACCATACTGCCGAAAAAGTTATCAACAAAAACGCGGGCATTCGTATCAAGTTCGCAGGTGGTAATAATAGTATCACTTGGGGATAATGTAACCCGCGGGTAACAACAATCGTAAAGAAGCCTCTGAGTATTCGGGGGCTTTTTTATTGGTTACATTGACAAGGCAAATATAGTATGAGCACTTTTAGTGAGGGTATGAATCTATCCATAAAACCAGCGATGGATCAAATGGGTGAACCTATAGAGGTAAATGGAGAAGAGTACATAGCCATATATGACCCTATTGAGGTTTCTAATAAAAGAATACCTGGGGGGAAGATGCAACTAGCTGATGCGATTTTATATGTCACAAAAGATGTATTTAAATTAGCTGGTATTAAAAAGGGTACAAAAATATACACACTCCACGCAACATTACGCGTTGAAAGCATTGAGCGTGATGGATCAGATATGTTTACACTTAATTGCTCAGGGCCAATGAAGGGCATTATTCCATGAGATATAAAGAGTATTATCATGATCCAAAGCGTGAGCTAGAAATGATTTTCTGCTACCTCTTGAAGCAAGAAACAGGAATTGAGTTTTATCCAAATAAGGGAGACGTTGAATTAGAGCCGCCTTTTGGCGCGGTCGTATGTGAAACCGCCAAGTTGCTAAATGGTGGAATATCAGGTGGTAGCCTAAAGATGCCCAAAGCATACTTATGCAATGTAAAAGTTATGTACATAACCCATATAGATGAGGTTGATGCTCAAGAACATGGGGCAAATATATCTATTATACAAGATACAATTGTTGATTTTCCTAAAAATGATCCAGAAGTTAGTATGCTCCCGCTTGACGAGCTATATGGTTATGAATTGAGTGAGAAATCTATTCTAGATTACTATGATGAGCTTAGGACATTATCAAAAACTATGGCAAACTTCCGAATACATACTGATGATCCAGTTGCTTTCGCGAGAGGCATAAGGCAAGCTTTGTACTCCGTTAATAATTTAGGGGGAGACCCATCTTGGAAAGAGGACTATTCGCAGTTTTTGAAAATTGGAAACTATTATGAATTTGAGCCAGATGTGGAAAATAATGTTGTAATTGCTTCCATACAGGAAGAGTCAAAAGATAGATATATTAAGAAAAGACCAAGGATAATATTAAATGGGTGCTACCTTGAGGAAGTTAGTACGCACTCTGACCAACAGGCATTTACTGATATATTTTCACTAACTGTCGGCGCACAAGAATACTGCGGTTGACAACAATGTCAATAGTATGAGTAAAACAATTACAGGAGATGATGTAAAACAGGGGAGCTCTTCCGTACGCGGATGCGATGCTTATCTTTGGGCATTTGATGATGGAAATGGTAGAAGCTATACACCTGATGTAACTAAATTAACAGTTCAGAGCTTCACAGAAGAGCACACCCCTGAATTTGAGGCTACCGCACTAGATAGTGACGGAAACGTGGGTGCTGTTCGTCGGGGGCCAGTAAAGATAACCATGAACATCGTGGGGTATGCTGAAACTGGTGCAGCCTTAAATACATATCTTGATTGTAAGAATGATAAGACTTGGTCATTAGAGATAGAGTCTCATCTCCTCAATGGAACTACATTGCAATGTAATGTAACTAGCTGGAAAGTAATTCGTCAGAATAATGAATTTGCCCAACTTGATTTGACTGCAGAGTCTTACTTCAGGCTAAGAAGTGGTGGTCAAGTTTGTGCCCCAAGTTGCAAGTAAACAGGAGGAAATAAAATGGCTAAAAATTGCGGTGGATATATTTTTGGAACTGATACTGTAAAGTTCGGTGGTAAGGGAGAAATGATTGTAACAAGTTACAATCTTGAGTCTCAACCACAGTTTCAAGCACAAGCCAAGGATGATACAGGTGAAACAGTAGCATTAGTTTCTGGTAAATCAACAGGCACAGCAAGTGTGTCTGGGTACATGAATAAGACTATTAAGGCTCCAGAAATTAATGATAGCTTTGATTTGGATGGTCGCACTATGTGGGTAGACCGTGTTAAACTAATCAAATCTAGTGAGGACTTTCAAAAACTGGAAGTAACTGCTAGATTCTGGGAGAAATTAACTTCAAGCTGCTAAAATAGTTTCGCGATGTGGGAAATGAAGAAAATTTCGCCGAGTCGTGGCTAAGTTCTAAGCACAAAGTTTTTGGCCTATCTTTAAGGCCATTTTCTAATTGGCATAGATTCCTCCTTATGACAATGGAGTCCCCTTTAATGAATGAGGGCTCTTCATTTGCCATTGGTGATGTATATAAGTTTTGCAAAATTTGCACTACTACTTTTCCAAACACTCCCCCTATTTCATGGAGGGATACGATAAGGCTATATGTGTGGCGAAAACTTGAGAAGGACTTAACGCAATTAAGTGACAAAATTAAAAATTACCTTGATGACCATAATGCAGTTCCTACTTTTACAATAGAAGAGGAAGAGGGCAAAGCTTCATTTGGCTCAGATACAACAAATGATCCCCCTGAGCCAATAGTTCAAATCATGACACTCATGTCTCTTGGTTATAAGGAAAGTGAGGCATGGGATATGAGTGTAGGTAAAAGTTCTTGGCTATTAACGGTTCACGCAAAAATGCAGGGCGTTAAAGTATTATTTGATAGCAATAAAGAAGACCAGATCATTGCTATGCTTAGGGCAAAAAGAGACAGCGGTGAAGCAGCAGAAGAGTTAAGAAAAGCACAAGAAAGAATAATGAAAGATATAGAATCTGGTGCCATGCCTAAACATATTATGAACCGAAAGACTGTATAATGGCATCAGGAGTGGATAAATTAAAAGACGCCATGGGGATGGCTGTTGAACCTGCAATGGTTTTCGCAGAGACGGGGAGCGCGGCTGCTTCTACTTGGTCTTTACTTGGCACTATCCTTGCGACTAAGATTCTTGGTCCCCTTTCATTAATAACTGGAGGCTTGATGGCGATGAATGGCGCGATGAAGCTGTTTTTAGGTAGAACCGAGGCAGTTGCGAAAGGGGTTGAAAAGATACGCCAATTAGAGCTCATACAGACACAATTTCAACCATTACTAGGTGGAGCAGAGGCAGCAAAAAAGAGACTCGAGGAACTCTTCACATTCGCGTCAAGTACTCCCTTTCAATTAGCGGAAATAGCTGAAGCATCAAGAACCCTAGAGGTTTTAACAAAAGGAGCATTTTCATCACAAGCGGCTTTAAGATTAGTAGGAGATGCAGCAGCAGTTAGTGGTCAGAGTATGCAAACTGTGGCTTTTTGGATTGGTCGCACATATGATGCCCTTAAGAGTGGGGCACCTATAGGTGAAGCCACTGCAAGACTCCAGGAAATGGGTTTAATCACAGGGGAGGTGAGGAGGAAGCTACAAGAAAGTGCAGCCGCTGGTGAGGCTTTCTCATCTACTATGTTTATTTTAGAAAAAGCATTACAGGGCAGCTCGGGTGGCATGGAGCAATTATCCCAAACCTTAGGCGGACTGGAAAGCACATTGGCAGATGTAAGAGCCAAATTCGCGGCAGGTTTCGCGGAAGATTTTGCCGCGGCTGAGAAAATGCAAGTTAAGGCACTAATAAATACTCTTAATCTTTTAGAGCCAGTAGCTAGTGCCGTTGGTGAATACATGGCAATGGTTAGTAAAGCACTTTCTAGTATAGGCCTTAAGGCTACGGAAGCACTAGGTAGCTTCAAAGGTCTCGGTAACATTCTCGGGAATATTACGAGTGTATTTCTAACTCTTGCAACGGCTGTACTTAGTGTCCAGTTCGCGGGCATGATTGCGTCATTGTTTGGATTAAATAAGCTACTAGGGATCACCACAGGTCTCACACAGGCACTCACATTAGCCCAAATTCGCCAACAAACTGCAGGGATGGGTATAATAGCAACAATGCGCGCAATGACGGCGGCTATGGCTGGCACCACAGCTGCGGTTAAGTTGCAAACCCTTGTAGGATTTGGTCTTGTGGGTGCATACAAAGCAATCGCTATGGTCTTAGGTATGGTGAGAGCAGCTTTTGCATCAGCTTTTGCAGTATTGGCTAAAAGTCCAGTAACTTGGGTAGTTGTTGCAGCTGCATCTTTTGCTAAATATAGGGAAAATGTAGAAAAAGCAGCTAATCGCTTAAAAGAGTTTGCGGCTGCAAATGAGCAAGCCAGGGATAAGATAGATGAAATGGTTAAATCCATGAAAAATATGGATGATAGGGACTCCTCCCTTTCTAAAATTACCACAGAAATAGAAAGTCTTACTCAAAAAACCCAGGAATTTGCCAAGCAAATGGGCGAGCTCACAGCGTTCGATACACTCATGGGCGGGAAGATAGGCATGGAAGCAGAATTTGAGGAAGCTAGAAACTCACTCCAGCAACTTCTGGACACATATATGAGTGTAATTCAAGTTGATGCTAGGCGCTTAGAGCTATTAAAGGCTCACAATGCTCAACTTGAAAGACAAGTCGCATTAGCGAAAGATTTAAGTGATCAAGAGTTTGAATTTAAAATGGAAAAGGCAACCGCGCCTGAAAAGATTTTATTATTAGATCAGAGACAACAACAAATAGAAGGCAGGGCGAGGGTTGGTTTAGATGCTGAAGAAAGCAGTAAAAAAGGAGAGGCATTAACTGCCATCAGTAGTGGAGTAGGGCTCGATTTAGGAGAATTTGGATTAGATACCGAGGAGTTGGAGAGTGGTATAGCAAAGTTGGGGGAATTGAACTCAACGCAGATAGAGACCCTAAAGAATATACTACAGGCTCAACTTAATGAGTCTAAAGGAGTAGCATTAACTAGCGAAACTGAGTCCTTGCAATCAGCAAAAGAAATCGCGGAATTTGGCCAATCGCTTAGTGATCTTATTGAGAACACAATTGGGCTGTCTGCGAGACCTGAAACAAAGGCGGATCAACAAAACCGCATAGAAGAGCTTCGACAAGCACTGGAGAATCTAGGGGATAATAATCTCCCAACTAAAGATTTAAACACAGATCAAGCAACAAAGATAAGCGGCGCTTTCGATGAAGTTAATGATCTGAGGACTCGAGCGGCTGAGGCTATTGAGGCGGGTGATATTGATGGGCTAAAAGATATACTGGCTCAAATTAAGGACGCAATACGAAATTTGAGCGTGGATCTAAAAGGTGGGAGAGCTATAGATGGCGACGTCATAAAAGCTTTGCGCGATGATGATGGCAAGATAACAACTGAAAGTCTTGAAAGGCGGCAGCCTTAGCAATAGAAAAAGGTGCTAGTGCTGGTTTATTGACTGCATTAAAATCAAGTAAGTTAGTAGAAGGTAATGATTTTAGCCCTAGGGACAAAGAGACGATCAATCAATCTATTAAAACACTTGAGACCGCAAAAGAAGACATAAACTCTAATCTTCTAGAAACTGGTAGAATAAGAAACAGAATCCGAGAAGGTGGAGAAACAACAGTGCGATCTACTGAACTCCTGCGAATTGAGAGAGAAAGGGGAGCGGCGCTACGAAAAATTGACCCAGATAAAGAATTTGAGGCTCAAAGAAA